GTAAAATTCCAAAAGAACTTGACATTCATAAGTATATAGACTATAATACAATGTTCGAGAAGAGTTTCTTGGAACCATTAAAACAGATTGTAGAAGGACTTGGTTGGAATACAGAACCAGTCGCAACTTTGGAGGATTTATTTGGATGAATGCGCTAATTGATAAAATTAAAAAGAACAGCACGATTAAGGAGACTAACGTTCTCTCTAAGAGTAAGTTGTTCAGTACGAAGGATCTGATCCAGACGTCAGTTCCTGCGTTGAATGTCGCCCTGTCTGGGAAACTGGATGGTGGTTTGACTCCAGGATTGACTGTCTTTGCTGGTCCATCGAAGCACTTCAAGACTGCGTTTGCTATGATGTTGGTGAAGAGTTTCCAGACCAAGTATCCTGATGGTGCTATTCTGTTCTACGACTCAGAGTTTGGTGCACCTCAGTCTTACTTCGAGAACTTTGGTATTGATACTGAAAAGGTTATCCATACACCAATCACTGACATCGAACAGTTGAAGCACGATGTCATGCAACAGATCAACCAGTTCGAACGTGGTGACAACGTTATGATTGTCGTTGACTCGGTTGGTAACTTGGCATCGAAGAAGGAAGTTGATGATGCTCTCGACGGTAAGTCGGTTGCTGACATGACTCGCGCCAAGCAGATGAAGTCGCTGTTCCGTATGATTACTCCGCACCTTACCATCAAGGATATTCCGATGGTCGTAGTCAATCATACTTACATGGAAATTGGTATGTTCCCCAAGGCAATCGTGTCGGGTGGAACTGGTATCTACTACTCTGCTGATAACATCTTCATCATTGGTCGTCAGCAGGAGAAGCAAGGTTCCGAGGTTGTTGGATACAACTTTATCATCAACGTCGAGAAGTCTCGTTACGTTCGCGAGAAGTCAAAGATCCCGATCGAAGTTACCTTCGAAGGTGGTATCAGTAAGTGGTCTGGTCTACTAGACATTGCTCTGGAATCAGGTCACGTTATTAAACCATCGAACGGTTGGTATCAGAAGGTTGGTGAAGAAAAGAAGTATCGTCTGAATGATACTTACACCAAGGAATTCTGGATGCCAGTTCTTACCGATCCGACATTCAGCGAGTGGGTTGAGGGTCGCTATCGCATGGCAGGTGGACAAATGATGGAGGGTGATAATGTGGACGTATCTGATGAAGATGTTTCAGAAGAATACGAAAACTTGTGATCAGTGTGGGGTCGTTCTGAAAAAGAACGATCCCGCCATCTGCCTGCATGGCATCGATGAAGGTCTTGAGTATGAGATTTATGTGTGCGAACCCTGTTGCGAACGACTCGCAAATGAATATGATGAAGTAGAGGAAGTTAAACTTGCAGAAGATCGAGACTATTATCCTGAGTAAAATGTTTTCGGATGAAGACTATACGAGAAAGGTTATTCCTTTCTTGAAGAAAGAGTATTTCCATGATTCATCCGAGCAAAAGTTATTTCGATATGTTCAAGATTTCGTAGAAAAATACAATTCTCTTCCGACAGTGGAAGCGATTGAGATTGCTGTTCAGAACGATCGCAGTATCAACGAACAAGAATTTAAAAGCATCAACGAAAAGTTGACCGTGCTTGATGACAATCTCGATGTCAATGAGAAGTGGTTGCTTGAAGAGACTGAGAAGTTCTGTAAAGACAAGGCAGTCTACAATGCAATCATGCAATCGATTCAGATTATTGATGGTGAAGATAAACAGCATACACAGGATGGTATTCCCTCAATCCTACAGGAAGCATTGAGCGTCTGCTTCGACAACAATGTTGGTCACGATTATCTTGACAACTCTGACTCTCGATTCGACTTCTATCATCGTGATGAAACTAAATTACCTTTCGATCTAGAAATGTTCAACAAGATTACTAATGGTGGTCTGCCGAACAAGACTCTAAACATTGCACTTGCTGGTACTGGTGTTGGTAAGTCATTGTTCATGTGTCACATGGCAGCAGGTGCGTTGGGTCAAGGTAAGAACGTTCTTTATATCACCATGGAGATGGCAGAAGAACGCATCGCTGAACGTATCGATGCCAACTTGATGAACGTAAACATTCAGGATCTAAAGGATCTGTCGAAGTCCATGTTCGATAATCGTGTTGACAAGATCCGCAAGAAAACTGAAGGTAAGTTGATCATCAAGGAATATCCGACTGCGTCTGCGCACGTTGGACACTTCAAGGCACTGCTGAACGAACTGCAACTGAAGCGAAACTTCCGACCAGATATTATCTTTATCGACTACCTAAATATTTGCGCATCTAGTCGATTCAAGGCAGGTGCGGGTGTAAACTCTTATACATATGTTAAGGCAATCGCTGAAGAACTTCGTGGGTTCGCAGTTGAGTTCGATCTTCCTGTTGTTTCTGCCACGCAGACTACTCGTGGTGGTTATGCTAACAGCGATGTTGACTTGACTGACACTTCAGAGTCCTTTGGTTTACCAGCAACTGCCGACTTGATGTTTGCTCTCATCTCTACAGAAGAACTTGAGAAGATGGGTCAGTTGATGGTCAAGCAGTTGAAGAATCGATATAATGACCCAGCAATGAACAAGCGGTTCATGGTTGGTATTGATCGAGGTAAGATGAAACTGTATGACCTTGAGCAATCTGCGCAACAAGGGATTATGGATTCTGGTCAGGAAGATGTTCCTGTGTTTGAACGAACACCAATAGGAGCGAGGTCTAGGGAGTTTTCTAAGTTTGACTTCTAATTTTATAGAACTATATCCAAACGTATTGTCGTTGGAAGATTGTAATCTTGCATGCGAACTGATGGATGATATTATTTCTCGTCCAGATCCTGGTGCAGCATGTGTTCTTTCTGACGATGCGAGCAGGACTGACTGGAACATCTTTACTGACAGATATGGTTCTCTTAAAAAAACTGAAGATAAAATTTTAGAAGCAGTAATTTCTGGTTGGAGAAAATACAACAAGAAATATTCTGCCTGCTCTAGATCTGGGTATGAAGTATTTAATCCAGGATGGAAATTTCAACGATCTGAAACTGGTGGTGGATTCCATCAGTGGCACCATGAACAGGGCGCAGGAAGGCAATCTCCTTCTAGATTTGCTGTCTGGATGATATATCTAAACGATGTTGAAACTGGTGGTAAGACTGAATTTAAGTTCCAAGAACTGGAAGTTAGACCAACAGCAGGAACATTAGTTATTTGGCCAGCAGCATATACTCATCCTCACCGTGCGAATCCAGACTTGGTAGGAAAAAAATATATTGCAACTGGTTGGTTTAATTATCCAGACCGAGAGCGTATTCGTAAATAAAACACTTGACAAATCCATATAAGTATAGTATAACTAATTTGTAATTGGTGCCATAGCTCAGCTGGATAGAGCAAGAGCCTTCTAAGCTCTAGGTCGTAGGTTCGAATCCTACTGGCATCGCCATTTCTAAGGATAGATTATGACTGAAGAAACTCAAGAATTGAATTTGAAGTTGGTAGCAACCACATTAATTTGGACCAACGCTGGTACTGAAGATATGCCACTATGGAGAGCAAGTGGAGGTAAAGAATATATCATAAAGAGATTCAATTATGAACCTACCATCGAAGAAATTGGTAAGTCAGTCGAGGACAGGCGACATCTGATTGAAAACCACTATAAAGAATTTCATGAAACTCTTTCTGGGTGGCAGTTGTATTTTGATCAGAACATGACTCACAATGAGTATATGCAGTATCATCTAACCCAGTCTGTTGATTTCCCTGCGACAGATCTAACAGAGGTTGATGCGTCAGAGGAAATGTCTGCGATTGTCTCGCAATAATCTAACAATAATCCATACCTATTACAATGAACAATCCCTGCTCGAAACTCAAATCGAGAGGTGGAATGTTTACAACCAACCAGTAAACATTATTTTGATTGATGATGGATCGCAGAAAGTTCCTGCGATTGACGTGATAAAACAACACGAACTTAAAGATTATATTAACTTTTCTTTATACCGTGTTACAGAAGACATTGGATTCAACAGTCATGGTTGCCGAAATCTTGGTGCCAGACTAGCAAATACTGATTGGTTGGTATTCCTGGATATCGATTATACGATACAACCATCAGATCTAGCAAGATTAAAAGAAGATCCCCTCGATCCTGATACATGGTATGAAATGAATGCCAAGTTTCATGGTCGAGGGGATCCGTACATGGCATTAAATCAATTTGTTATTCCGAAGAAAATGTTCCTAGATGATGGTGGATATGATGAGTCGTTTGTTCCATTTCATTATGGTGATCGAGATTTACTAGACCGATTGGCAAGTAAATACAACAAGAAAAATCTTGATTGGTTGACATTAACTTGTAGACGTGGAGGCAGAAAAGCAATTCATGATGACACTGCCGATATCCCTGTATATGATGACGAGAAAATGGTTTTTTATACGAAGAATTTTAGACTCTCCGAGATCGTCAAAACGGATAAGAAAATCAATTTCGAATGGACTCAAGTATTATAAATAGGGAGTAACATAAGATGGGATCCCTATGCATAGTTTTATAAATTTCCTTACTGAAGCAGCAATTCTACACATTGAACATCCCTCTGATAGATTGTTCGATGGTTCACAAGCAGCAAAGCATGCACTAAGAACATTGAAGCAGGTTTCTGCTGGTAAAGCACCAACAATGACTCGCAAGATTGACGACAAGATGTCGTTCAATGTTATTCGCAGAGCAGACGGTAAGGTTGGTGTTAAGTATAAGGGAACTGGATCCTCTTATAATTTCTCGGAACAAGATATCGATACGCAGCATGGTCATAAACCATATCTTGCACATCCACTTAAACTACTTCTAAAACATCTTCCCAAAGTTATTCCGCATACTCCTGGTGAGTATCAGGGCGGATACATGTCAGACAGAGAATCTAGAGAACATGAAAACGGTAAAATCTCTCATACTCCAAACACTATTAAATATGCTGCTGATGCTGACAGTCCAGAAGGTAAAGCACTGGCGAAGTCTAAAGTCAGTGCGGTAATTCACACAAAGATTACTTCTGCTGGACCAAAACCACTTACCAGTCTTGAAGGTTTCGGTCATCATCCAGACGTTCACCTAGTTCCACATCTTGTTTCTAAAGACCATGCAGTTGTTCCAAAAGAATATAAGTCACCTGCTGATCAACATCTGAGGCAAGCAGAACAACTGATGGGATCGCATGGTTTCGATCACCTTGGTGGTCACGAGCAAACTCTGCGTCAGTATATCAACTCGACAGTTACAACTGAAGAAACTCCATCGGCAGAGGGATATAAAGGTTATCTCCGCAGATGGCATCAGAAAAAGATTGATGCAGTAAAGACCGACAAGGCAAAGACTGCTAAGAAAAAAGTAATGGATGACATGGTTGATCATGTCTCCAAGAACCAAAAAGAATTCTATAAGACTCTAGAAATCCACCACCATCTGCAACAAGCAACTAACCATCTGTCTAGAGGGTTGGATTCATTTGGTGCAGGTGGATTCCACACAACAACTGGTGGTGAAGCATCGGGTGGTGAGGGTCACGTCTATAATGGACTGAAGGTTGTTGACCGCGAAGGATTCTCTAAAGCGAATCGTGCACGTAGCGAAATCTTGAGAGCGAGCAGAGGAAAATGAGCGAAACGCATCACTTAACAATTGGTAGATTTGCTCCTGTTCATGCTGGTCATGCCATGATGATCAACAAGGTTTTAGATGCAGCAAAGCATGACAATGCAAGTCACACAATCCTGACAACTGCAACTCATGATGGTAACAAGAATCCACTGACACCAGAGCAAAAGGTAAAGCATCTTAAGAGAGCATTTCCTAGTGCGAACGTCGAAGCATTGAGTAAAGGTCATCCGACTCTGCTTCATCATCTGTCTAAGTTACACAGTCAGGGTGTAAAGAATATCGTTGTTCATGCTGGTTCGGACAGAGCGCATGAATATCACACATTAATTCATAAGTATAATGGAGTCGAAGGTCGTCACGGTCATTTTAATTTTGACTCAATCAAAGTTAAGACTGTCGGTGGAACAAGAACCGACGCCGACGAGGGTGTTGCTGGTGCATCTGCTACTAAGATGCGCAAGGCAGCATCATCTGGTAACGAAAAAGCATTCCATGCAATGGCACCAAGTTCTATGTCGACAATTCATAAACGCGAAATGTATAAAGACGTTCGTCGTGGAATGGGAATACACGAATCGATTTCATTCAAACAATTCCTAGAAAGAATCTAAGATGGCACAGATTAGAGTTAATGACGAATTCTATGAGACCCAAGGTCTTGTAACATCAGATGGCGAATTAGTAACTACTGCAAATCCTCTGCCAGTCACAATGTCGCAAGGTGGTTCTGGTCTATCAGAAAACAGCACCTTCGGATTGAACGTTGCTCGTGGTTTACTACCAGGAATGTCGGGCGTTTTTAAGACAGGTGTTAATTCTGCATTTGGAAATGGAACCGAAGAAAGTTTTT